TTTAGCTAATGCAGGCTCATTATCTACATTTACTTTATAAATATTTACATCCGAATCATTATCAAACGATGCCGAAACTTTTTCAAGAATAGGTGTTATCATTTTACATGGTCCGCACCACTCCGCCCAAAAATCTACAAGAACTACACCATCATTAGTATGTTCATTAAAATTGCTTTCGTTCAAATTAACCATCTATTTCCTCCAAATCAAAATAGTTTTTACATTTTTCTATACCAATTTCGTCCAAAATTGAATTAATAGAATATTCATTTAATACTGTTATAATCTCATGTGGATCCATATTTCCAACAACTTCACGAACAAATTCTATAATATCACTTTCATTGATATTTTCCATATCAACATTTAATTCATTGTTCCACGTGTCAATATCAACAGTTTCACATCTAATACTTAAATCCATAATCCCTCACATAAATTGTTTATATATTTTATCTCTATGTTTATTATATTCCGGTAACTCCATATATTTAGATTCTATCAATATCGGAAATCTTCGATCAGTGTCTAATATTATATACATTTTAGCAATATCTTTGATTTCTCTTTTAGCTACATATCTAAAACTTAAACTAATAAATTTATTTGTTAAAATTCCTTCTCAACAAACTACCTAATAATGTTTTACGCCCTTTATACAAAATATTAAAATCTTTTTTGTTTTTCTTTTTAATATCAACAAAATACATTTTTAATTTATCTAACGTAAAATCATATAATGCATTAATATATTGTTTTTTTTGTTTCTTTGGGGGAGTGTGTGATGTATCAAATTCTAGTATATCACTCAACGACATATAATCCTCCTTATATAATATACAATATATATTATTACACGATATATGTCAAGAAAAAAATAGACAAGAATGTTTCATCCTTGTCTATTTTTTAAAATTTATATAAAAAACTATATTAAATCATCAACTAATACCTTGGCACTATCATTAAGGTCATTTTTAGTTCCATTATTATCTATGATATAAAACCATTCATTATAATCATCTAGAGCTAATTCAGAATCATGAAGTTTAACTAAACCGTTTGTCTGTATATGCCTATTAATACGCACAGTAATAACTTCTCTATTTTTAATTAATTTATACATATCATATATTTCATTAGGAAATCTTAAATCTGTAATAATAACAATATCACTAGACGAGTTATTAATTCGTTCAGCAGTTTTTGTCACCCAAAAATCTTCACTAAATCTATTTCTAGCAATATTGGTACCATATAACTGTAATAATACTCTAGTGATATCTGTTTTATTTTCATAGAAATTGTCGTTAATAAACGTTAATGAATCAAGATCATCCATTATTCTATTAAGCATCATTCCTTTAGAAACATCCAATTTAGCATCATAATATAACGATACCATAGATTTAATATTATCTATTTTAGTTTTTAACATATCACCTAATGATTTAAAATCTTCAGATGAAAAATCTTTTAGATCTTTAGCAAACAAATCTAACGAGACATTATAACCATATGTCTCGAAATATTTTTTTATATATTCAGCTAATTGGTTTTTCCCTGAATTAATTTTACCACTCAATAATATCAATTTTTTATTCATAATTACTCATTCAATAACATAGGTGAAACATCAACCCAATCAACACCAATAGCACCCTCAGTTATAACACCATTAGTCACAACAATAGAACCACAAGTACATTGTTTTGTTGACACACCATCTACTAAAATTTCATTATCACAATGAACACATTTAATTTTTTTATCCATTTTCACTATCTACCTCCATCATATTCATAAATATAATCATCTAATCCTGTATAATGTATAATATACTTACCACAATTACCACATTTTACCGAATTTTCTGGAATATCAACTATACTATCCCATGAATAGTATCCTAAACCACAAGTACATTCCACAGATAATACATGATCATATCCTACATTATTTTCGACATTATTGCTGTCTATTTGATTTGTTACAGACTCAACAACGGTATATATATAATCTCTCATTTCATCATCTGTCATTTCTGATTCTCTTTGTCCTGTTTCAAGTACATCATTAAACCTAGAAGAATCTAATACAACATCAATCAAACCTAAATCCATATTTAAATCGAATTGACCTAAAATTTCAGAGATTAATGATTTAGTTATTTTCATACCTTCAATATATCCAACTAAATAATCTCTATTTTTAGCAACAACAGGCACGTAATAAGGATTACCATTGTCGTCGAGTGGTGTATCATAATACATAATACCTCCATCGTTAAACTTCAATAGTTTGTTTTCCATTCTCACCATACCTATATTTAGTTAAAATTCCATTAATATCATCTACAGATAATATTCTACTGTAGTTTTTTGCATCCTTTATACTAATCTCAAAATAATCTGAAATATATTTATAATCGTCGTTAGATAATGATTTATTATTTTTAACATAATCAAAATAAAATTTTCTTTTCGGTAAAATAGAAAATAATATATCAAAATGTTGTTCGTCTGTGAGATTCATAGTATTAATATCTTCCACAAACATTAATGTAAATTCATTCATAGACAACCATCTGTTAATCATAAATTGATTATATCCCTTACTCACAGAGGTATCACTAAAATCTAATTTTTCTTTTTTATCTGTTAATGCTGATAAAAACTGAAAAATTGTTTTTGTTTTCTTCTGGGCAGGGATATCATATATAACTATCTCTTCAGCATCATCATCATCATTAGACCAATCAATAAATTCTAAGCCGCTCATAATTCTATTTCCACCACCGAATTAATATTTTGTATAATATTAGCATACATTATAGGAAATTTGGTAATAGATAATTGATCTATATGCTTTTTAATCTCTGTAAATGTAATCGTTTCTCCTGTATTAGTCGATACTAAAATATCAGCACACACAACATCGTAACCCATCTTGATAGCAGATATAGATACATCAATACCAAATCCTGTATTAAAATCTGGAAGAAAATTAAAATTAGAATCAGTTAAAAACGATCCAGTAACAGCAAATAATGCATCATCAACAGCCACAATATTATCAAAAAAGCCGTTTTTTGTGTATTGTATATGTGTGCCTGTATTTTTGTTATTCACGATTATACCATTTACTGGTTTATTCTTAGGAGAATATAATGCTTCACCCTCATTTATGATTTTACTACCAACCACACCAACAACTGCTAAATTGGTATTAGATGAAAACGCCAATTCCAATTTATTTAATAATAAATCATCTATTATGTTTGTGTCGCTTTTAGCAAAAATAACACACGTATTATTTGATATTAAATTATGTTTCTTAATCACATCAATACCTATATTATATTTAGTAGATATGTGTTTAATATCATCTGTATTTTTTTTATCAGTAATATGCACGCATTTAACATTAAGATTCTTAATTGACGGAGCCAAATAATTTGGAAATGAATCTGCAACGGAATCGTTATATTCTGCCGTAATGATTATAAAATCCATTAATTACCACCTCTAATTAAATCCATAATTGATACTATACACGCGACAAATGTAATTTCTTGATCGATACTACGTGTAGACATATCCATATATTCAGCAATAGATATAATAGCTTCGCCTTTAATACTATTATCTAAACCTGGTACAACATTATCAAATAAATATCTATATAATAACTCAAAGTTATAATTATTATTTACAACATACTCTCTAGCAGACTTTAACTTACACGAAATAATCAATTTAGATAATTCATCATCTATCTTATCATAATCAAATATGTTATCATTAATAAATCCAGATTCTCTATGAAACTCATCAATAATCTGTATCATTTTTCTGATGTCAGGATAATATGCAGAAACAATAGAATTTAATGTCTTAGGATTATACTCTATTTTTTCCTTTTTAGCAATACCAGCCAATCGTTTAACTATTTTAGGTGTTATCTTTTCACGAACGTCATCACCATTAAATTCAAAATTCTTACTCTGACATCTAGATTTAATAGGATCTATAATTTTATCATAACTATTTGCTGTTATAATAAATCTACATTTATCGTAATATTCTTCAATAGCTCCTCTAAGACCTGCTTGGAGCGTTGACGATGCCCAATCAAATTCATCTAATATTACTAATTTCTTTTTCCTATCTATCGATAATGTTGATGCATATTTTGCAATCCTAGTTCGTAATGTGTCAATACCTCTATCAGATGAAGTATTAATATATAGATAATCATAATTACAATCATTAGCTAGTGCTTTTGCTACCGTAGTTTTACCTGATCCAGGATTACTAGAATATAAAATCATATTAGGAATATTACCACTTTCTACTATATTTTCAAAATATGATCTAAGAGAATCTGGTAGTATCATATTTTTAACAGATAGCGGTCTATACTTTTCAACTAAAATATCAGTTTCTTTCCTTTTTTTCTTTTTCTCTTCTTCAAATATAACCATACTAACGAGTACCACCTTTTTTAATCATTTTTCTATATAATCGTTCATGTTTTCGTTTTTCAGATCTACTTAATTTACGGGTTTTCTTATATATGTCTGCGGCTTTTTCTTTAGCTTCTGGTGTATATATACATTGACAAGGAATAGGAGCTTTTGATGATGCATCTCTACCAACATATCCTCTACCCTGACAATGTTTACAATTAGGATTAGGATCATTTACAACTTGTCCTAATTTTTCCGCTGTTGCCTTAATCACATCAAACGCTGTTATATGTAATTCATCTTTTTCATATATAGTCCTAGATTGCGGATCTATATACATTTCTTCATTAGTAATTTCATTATAGTCGTTATTAATCATATCAAATCCTAATCTATAGTTCCTGAATAAATATTAAGTTCTATATCATCGTGAATTAATGAAAATCTGATATGTTTTTCTTTTTTAACAGATACAACGTAATTCTGCTTGGAAGGTATTAACATAAATCTATCAGCCATAATATTAAATTGGATATCACCGTCATAATCCGATGACCTCTCACACTCAAAACTTTTTTGATATGTGTTATTATTACTGTCTGTATATAATGTTATTGTTGCCTCAGCACCAACACACGAAATCAATGCATTATCTGCTTTCAATAACGCATTCATTTTGAAAATTTCATCTAAATCTTCTTTTGTTAATGTAAATATAACATCAGATTCACCAAAATTAACATTTTTAGGACCGTTAATAATTCCATCTACAGGAGATAGTGTATATTTAGATTTTCGTCTATTTTGAGTCAACACTACATAATTATCATCGTTCTTTATTTGAATCTTACCATTTTTAAACATATTATAATATCTATAAAAATCATCATACTTATAAAACGCTATAGTGTCTTCAATATCAAAATATGACGCTGGTGCTTTAAGTATGTATGGAATTGTTTTTTCTTTATCAGATTTACGGATAACAATATTATCATCTACCCGTTCAAAAGCTATAGATTCGTGTATTTTAGTCAAATCATTTACAAGGTCTAATAATTCACCTTTATACGATACATTTTTACTCATAATATATGGTCTCCTTAATTGAATAATTTTTTATACATATAATATATAAAAATTTCCGAATAATGTCAAGCATTATTCGGAAATAAATAAACAAATATTGTAAGTTACGAACCTATTCAGGTTCTGCTGTACCTATATTAATATCAGATTCATATTCTGGTTTTTGTTGAATTAACACATCAGCAATTTGTTTAAGATGTTCAGCATATCTAAAATGAGCACCTAATCCTGTTCTAAGTTCAATCTCATATATAAGTTTATCTAAATGAGTCGAATGCTCAAATGACACTTGTGTTCCTAATAAATATGAGTAAAAATGGAACGATGTTTCATATGATGATTGATGTGTACACATTTTTTGTGTAAATGACGACAATCTATTTAGAAAATCTGTTGGTATATCACTACCAGTAATTTCTGGAGGTAAATAAAAGCCTACAGGTATCAATGGAGTATATTTATATCCTGTTCTATGTCTATTAAGATCTCTCAATTCAGCCATAGCTATATTATTAAAAGCAAATCGTGTTTGTGTTCGTTTAATCGTAGGACTAACAGTACTATATCTATTTTCTTTATATACGAAATGTCCGTCATCGATATTATGAACAAATGATGGGAAGTTATCATCAACAGTTAACCAAACTCTATCCTTAATATTATCCATAGGACATCCTTGGTATGCTATAGATGTAGTTGATAGTGTTGCCCATCTTTTTGCGTGAAACACACTCGCGTTATCTGGATATGAATGTTTCATCAATCTAGGAGCAATCTTAGCAACCTCTTTACGAATCAAATCGGCAGCAATATTACATTCACGAATAGGTAGAGAATCTAATTGTTTAATTGTTTCTGCCCAAACTCGTGCGGTCATAATATATGCAGCACTTGTTTTTGTTGCCATAGGTATAAAATATCTAGATCTATCCAATGCGTAGTTTTTCTTAATTCTTGTTTTTACTTTATCAGGAATATCTTTAGGAATATTCATAACATCAGGATTGTTTGTAGCATCTTCATCTAGTTTATTATAAAATGTATTATACAAATCAAATGATTCAGACATAATGTCTTTCCACTCATCTTTAAGGTCATCAGGAATGCCCAATACATCAGCATCTACTAATGAATCTTTATTCATTTTAATGTATCTAGTACTAGATTCTTGTCCATCAACCAAATTAGATATTTCAAATAATTTATACGCCAAAAACATAGAACAATCGTCCACAGTAATAGCAATTCCACCAGTCATACCACCAATACTGGCGTGTCCATAATCAACAAACTTAAAAATACGGTCTACCGATGCGTCAGGATTGTCCCAATCAATTTTATTCAATATTTCATCTATTCCTTCATTAGAGCGGGAATATTTAGCCAGAGAGCTTGCTAGCAATTCTGGTGTAACTTTACGTAAATCATCATCACCCTTTGGTGGTGTTATTGCAATTACATTAACATTCATCAATCGTCCTTGTTTATACGTTATATATTAGGAGTTATTCCAAATATATCAGCTTCTGTTATCAATTTAAATTCGTAACCGTGTTCTTCACAGAACTTTTCAGCGGCTTCCCATTTATCTTTATTCTTTATGTATGTAAACATCTCATTTTCGTATCTTTTTTTACGTTTTAAACTTCTATTTTTAGGTTTACTTGGTTCTACTGTTTGTTTAGCTGGTTTTATTTCAAGCATAAACTGTTTTATCCCGTGTTTAGTCTGAATCTTACAAATTATATCAGGATAATATCTATGAACTTTACCATCTAATGAAAATAAGTACGGTACAGCTAATGGTTCAGATGCCCATTCAATAACATTACTATTATGATCCATAAAATAAAAGCATCGTTTTTCCCACGAAGATCTATAATAAGGTTCCCCATTACCAACATATTTATTAGGATTAATAGGATGATAATATCCTTTTAATTGTCCTGTACCCATTTTTCTACCCATGTAGCACCCTCCTAAAGATACATAATTACTTTCTTGATATTTAGATTTATTCTAATTTTTTCATAGCATTAGAATATTTTCCCCAATCACGAATCATAGACCGTATCTTATTTTTCATAAAATATTTACCTACTAATTTACCATTTAAAGGATTTATCGTATATGTATTATATGCATTCAATATATTTAATTTAATGTCATTAGGTATGAACGTTAAATCTATCAATATTTTATTACGGTCAAAATTATTCTCTATTGTTTTTCTTTCTAATTCTGTATCGATAGAATTTAAAAATTCATCAAATCCTTCATTTAATATCTTCTCTGCTTTCACTGGTCCAATTCCGTATTTAATAGGTTTAATATTATCTGAAGAATCTCCTCGCAATATTTTAATATCTAATTCCTTTTTAGGATTTATAACATTAACCATCTTATTATTCATAGGATTATACTGACTAACATTAAAATTCTGTGTTAATTGATTTAAATCTCCATCACCCGAAACAATAATAACTTCCTCATTTTGTCTAGTAAACACATCGTTCGCTAATATCGCTATAATATCGTCGCCTTCTGCTCGCTCAACCTGGATAGTGTATATATTAGTAAATACCTCTTTGATGTCTGATATTAAAGAATCCATAGCTTCATTGAATTTTAGTTTATCTAACGGATATTTACCACCTTGTTTTTTCCTATTAGCTTTATATTCCGGATAAATATCTTTACGCCAACTATTACGACTATCAAACACCAAAACACATTTTGTAGGTTTCAAATTATTAATTATACTAAATAATTTACTATAAAAACTTTGCTTCCATAATTTAAATACACCATTGTCTGAATAATCCTTAGCAATAACACTAAACACAGTAATATATGCTATATTATGACCATCTATCAATAATATACGTTCATCTTTTATCTCTTCAACATCCTCATACTCAATAAAATCCAATACCATTACATACATCCTTTAATATATCGTGTTACATTATTAATACCATCATCATCAAGTTCTATTTGATTATCAATAATATACGTTTTAGTTAATTTCAATATTCTTCCTATTTCTGGACCACCGTTAATACCAGTAATATCCATAACAAAATGCCCATTAATTATTTTGTCAATATGTCTAGACATCATCACAACATTTTTTAATCTATCAATTTTAATATCTACTTGACACCAAAATTTATAATCATAAAGATATAAACGTGAACGGTCATCTGCATGAGATACTACATATAACGTATTAAAATAAGGACTATCCATTAATGCCACACATTTAGAAACTTTCATTTCTAATAATTTATGAAATCTCATATGATTTTTGATGGTATACGATAT